GGCTTTTGCATATCCTGTTCCAGCATCGTTTACTCGCAGAACATCACCAATTTCAAAATCGCTACCAGCAATAATAGTTTGAACGCCTTCACCATCACTTGAACCTAGATCAACATCAATTCCGCCTGTTGCTGCAACTCCGACATAATGTAGAACATATCCATGTGTTGGTCCAAAACCAAGCAGCATTGCCTTTGTGATATTGCTTGGAACTGCTGCGGGATAGGATGCACTTAGATATCCTGCGGTAACAGCCGATAGGAAATAGACATCTCCTGCGGATAGTGTGCTGCCAAGAACTGTGGTGAAATCGCCAAAGATTTCTCCTTGGAACATTACATCGTAGGTGTCACCATTTACCCCACAGATAAGACCGATTGCTTCGGCATTTTGAGCATTATTTGCCTTTGCGAGTGTAAATCCGCCTGCGATTGGACGAATTGCCTGACCAAAGGTATATCCTGCTCCTGATTGATGGAAACGCTTTCGGTTTACACCATTGTAGATCTCTACAGTTGTATCTGTCTTGATACGAGCAATTTCAGCAGTTGCTCCAGCACTTGTTCCCATGAATATGGTCGTATCATAGGTTGTTCCTGAGCCAACGATCTTGACACTCAATCCACCTGTAGTGGTATGCAGACGGAATGTATCGTCACCTGAAAGGAAACGCTTACCAGCGGCTAGACGAAGACTCTCACTTGAATGCCATGCTTCTGGTCCTGTTTTCCACAGGAATTCTTTGTCTATGGTAAGACCCTTGAGAATAATACCACCACCACCCGCAGCGTTGATCTCAGAATCAGAACCACCTGAACCACCCGCCGTGTGACCAAGAACAAGATTATAGTCATCAACAGTCATCTCGGTTGAGTTGACAGTTGTAACAGTTCCATTAAAGGTAATATTTCCTGTGAATGTGTGTGGACCAGGAATGATCTCATCAAGGCCAATCATTGCCTCACCATTCGTGAGGGTATCAACAGTTATTCCGCCTGTGCCTGTTGCGGTGTATACCTTGAGAAAGTTTAGTTTCTCAATGATATCCGTGTTAGTAACAGTCAGCCACTCATTGAAAGTGTCAGACAAGAGAATGTCAGGGATGATATACTGATTGCTACTTGGTCCTGTTGGCATGTCTTATCTCTTGTTGAGTAACTGAGTTAGCATTTCTTTGATATCGGAAAGTGAGTCTTCTACCTTATTTAGCCTAGAATCCAGGTTTTGTATCTGTCTTCCGTGATCGCTTTGGTTCTTGATCTCAAGAACTTTCTGCCTATCACGAAAGAAGAGTGCGCCTGTCTGGGGATCACGGTCGTAACGATTAGTTTGCATGGTTTAGATGTCGGGTGAGGGTAGTTCTGTTCCATCCACACATGGGAAACATATGCAAGGAACAGGACTACCACCAGGATTACACGCTGTATTTGTTCCCTGTAAGCAGCATTCACATGCACAATTATTATTTGGATTACGAACAGCACCATTATCACACGATGGTAAATTTGAACAATCAGTCCCACCGCCACCGCCACATGCCGATGGATCGCAAACTCCATCTTCTCCTTGTGGTCCTGCCGGTCCTGCCGGTCCTGCCGGTCCTGCTGGCCCTTGTGTGCCTGGTGATCCATTGTTTCCTGCTGGTCCTGGTGGGCCAGGAGGGCCAGGAGGACCAGGTGGACCTTCAATGATAATCGTTTCTGTATTATCATTGATGATCACAACAGGCAGAGTGGTTACTCCACCAGCATTGTCAACGAGTGAGACAACACGAATATCACGAATGACAGGAACTGTTGCACCACATTCACTATCAGATGTCATAAACAACTTAATATTGAATGTCTTGATGAGTGGAGTTCCAAGATTAAATTCCCAAGCGACTTCACGGAAGTCTTCATCATTTTGAGAGTAGGATAGACCAAATGGATTTTCTGTAATATCCATTCTAGAATATTTTAGGTATTCATATCTCGGATCGTTTTCAGCCGTCGAGTAACGACAATATGGTATAATTGCTGTTCCCTTTGGTCGGTTTACATTTGCAATTACCTTGATGTATTGCGACTCAAGACCGCTTGGTAGTGTTACCTTACGGGTTATGTAACGAGCAGGAACAATATTGTCAGCACTTGTGTCATCTTCAAAGTCTGGCACGGCTCCAATATTATTTTGAACTGCCACTAGACCAAGACCCTGATAATCAAGAAGCGGAGAGAGTGTTCCTGCCGAATTGTTATCAAAAACAGCACGAATACGAATATTTCTCTCACCTGAAGTAATTCTTCGGCAGACCTTTAGATCTGCATTCTTGTTTGGAACAATCTCTATTTCAGGAATTTCGTTGTTTTGATCAAACGAGACATAATATTTGATTCCTGTTCCAACAGGCTTTACCGATCTTGCTATTAGTCTAATGAGCGAGAATGCATAATCCTCTGTTACATCTGAAACTTGCATGACAACTGAAGAACGCTCACGGGCAACAAATTGGTAACGGTTTATAGTAAACATTAGATCTGTGTTTAGATCAGGATCAGAGATGCCATTATTTTGTGGAAGGAACAAAGCACCCGCAAATCCAGGAGTTGATATACGCTTTCCTGTAGCAATATCATTTTCGCCAAGTGATGCTGTAAATACCTTATATGCAGATGAGTTTGTTCTGAGAACCAAAGAATATTCACCAGGCTCAAGATATATTGGAGAATCAAATGTAAATCTAGTCTTCTCAGTTGGAGAACCTGTGTTCACAACAACATCGCCAGCCTTTTTCACCACTTGTGAGAAAGGAACAACAAAAGAACCATGAGGACGGCCATTTATTGTGGGTCTAACCTCAAGAGTTATTGGCATTCTATCATCTTTGGTCTGAAAATATAGATCTACACTCTGTAGACACACTCCACCAGAGTATAGATTTCCATCAACTACAAAATTCTGTGCAAAAGGATCAGACCACTGAATATTTGCGAGAGTGTCGAGATTTTTGGCTCGGTTGATTGGGTTTACAACAACATTGTCGGTTGTAAGTGAGTTTCTTTGAACTACTGGAGGACGAAGTGATTGGAAACCTCCTGCATTTGTGTCTAAAGCACCTGTAAAGTATAGTTTGATATCAACAACAGATGTTGCATTATCAAGATTATTCTCTGAATTATCAATGAGTCTTAGAACCTTCTCACCAACCTTGAATGTATTTGCAGGAATAAGAAATCTAAGATTATAGAGTTCACCCTGACTATCTGTTGATGTGCTTGATGATGTTAAGAATGGTCCAGATGCATTATTTTCTGCAATAATATAACGATTTACATTTACACCATCAAGGAATGCTGAGTGAACAGAATTTGGCTTTAGATTTTTAACGGTGATATAGACAGTTTGTGGTCTGATGAATGGAACAACCGATTCATCGACAACTCTGCCAGAGATCTTCTTCTTAACCTTTCCTGTTACTGAGCGTTGACTGCTCTTGAAACGCTTCTTTTGTTCATCGGTTGTTTTCCCTGAACGAGAAACACCATTTACACTCTCAAATTTTGGATGAATTATATTTCCCGAAGGTTGTGTTCTAGCCTTGAAGAATATTTCATTCTTTAGATTTTCATCAAATTGATCTGTTTCAGGAATACCCGACCATATGGACTCCCAATAGTTCCATTGACTACCAAATCCATTATCATTTGCGGTATACCAACCATCATTTTCACCCTCTTTGTTGGAGCGAATAAATGGTCTGTTATCTGTATCAAAGAATGGATCAAGGAAAGGACGAATCTTGTAGGTTCCGACAAAAAGCGGCATATTTGTTGGATTGACAGATATGGCTTTGCTTGCCAACAACTGTGAACTGAGTGTAATACCATCAGGGAAATTTACATCCGATGCAGAGTGTATTACACCATCAGTTGACATTGTTATACCTTGAACTGTAAGGCTAGATCTTCCCTCAAAGTTCAAAAACTGTGTTCTGAATGATGGTCTGAGTTCTCCACGCTCAAGATCAACTGAGCAAACATGTTCAGGATCAGAAACATCTCCAACTGAGTGACCCACAAGTGGATCTACCAAGAGAGATGTTTTGAATCCTAGTTTAGTGTTTCTTTCTACCTTTAGATCAAGACCATCAAGAGACGCTTCAACAGCAGTAATGTTTGTCAGGTTCTCTAGATTAGTTACACGCTTTTCAATCTGACGAATATCCGCCATTGTGAAACGCTTGTTATCCGACTCAATAATCTCAATATCACCCGCATTATGTGTATATGGAGGGATGAGAAGTGTGTAGAGGGTAACAATATCTGCTTGTTCTGGTGGGGAAACTGGAGTGAGAGAAGGCACACCACGGGTGATAACAAATGGATTTGGCTTTGAGATTAGATTTCTATTTACCCCAACTTTATCAATTCTTGGTAGATAGTAGTTGTGGCTCTCTTCAATCTGTTGAATTTCAGTAAATGGAGTTCTGCTGCCAGAGAAATACTGAATGCTGCCTTGATAATTTTCGCTGTAGCGGAAATCTAGACAGTTTGCAAGAGATACGGTCTTGCCACTTGTTGGCGAGGTGAACAGCGGTATTTGTCCGTATTCGATTCCACTATTCGTATGAATATAAGAGTCAAGAACAAATGGCCCTTCACCAGTATGGCGGAAGTATGAATAACTTGCACTTATTGGTGGAAGTGGGGCTGTTGCTTCTGAATTTATACGGAAGATTAATTTTCCACGAAGATAAGATTGATCTCGCTGTCCGTTATCTAGCAAGAACTTATGAGAAAGATTTTCTCCTGTAGTGACATTTGTTATGCTTGTTACAGCAATAATATCTGTTTCAGGAATTTGTAAGTAGTAGAAATCATTCGTCTGGTCATATTTTACATCGCTATTTGCACTTGTAATACCATATTGAACCTGAGTATCAGTCTTATACTTTAGACGAATGCTACTAACTGCGAAAACTCCATCGGCTTTTGTATCAGCAATACGAACAGGCGCAATGAGTTTGTAAGAGTCATATGGCAGCGTTGTAATAGTTCCGCTACTATAGGTAAGACGAAGTTCTCCATCACTTACCTTGGTTAGAATATGTGGAGACTCGCTGAATGAAAATAGATTCTCTTTAGGGGTAGAACCGCCCGTAAGACCAAAAAGCAAATAGCCAAGAGTTTCGTAAACCTGTCCATCGTTACCATAGAGTTCTCCACCCTCTTCTAGAGTAAAGATTATCTCTTCGGCACTATTTCCTGTTTGTGTCTTTGATCCATAGAATGAGCGTGGATAAACATATTCTATTCTTTCATAGCCAGAAACAACATGGTTGTTTTCTAGTGGAAATACTAGTGTATTCTCATTCTGTTCACGAATAAGTTGATTTGGTAAGTAGTATAGTTGAGTTGGGTCGTTGGGATCAACAATTGTCTGTAGATATTTTTCTACATTTATAAGAATCTTTTGATTATCACTTGAAACTGCATTAAGAGATCCGTTAACATATTTTACATAAACTGTATCACCCTGAACAAGATTGTTCACAAACTGATATCCTGTTTGTGTATACTCAATATTGATTAGATATAGTCTTGCATCATTTACCGACTGACCTGAACTGTAGTCAAAATAAACTTTTGATGCATTTGCCGTTGCAACAACATACTCTGAACCACTTCTGAACACACATATTTCAACTTTTGCGGGTGCAGAACAAATATCAACAGTATCGTCTTCATCACCAATGATATTAGCAAATACAGGACCAAGATCACCACGAATATAGTTACCTATTTTTGCAGTATCTAGTGTTTTATCTGGAGATAATTTCGTATCAAAACGAGCAGGATCTGTGGTAACTCCACGCTTGCTCTGTGTTTCAAATTCATAACCTGTGATATAGGCTTTTCCTGCACCAAGGGATATTTCAACAATATCGTTGGTGATACCAATATCAATCTCAAATGGCTTTACAACATAGTCACCAGATTCGTCGTAGGTTCTTCTAGCGAGTGTATCTTCAATAATTGCATAATCTGTATACTTTAGTCTGTTTGTAACTACACCGTTTTCGACACGCATGAGTTCAATTGTGTCAGTAGTTAACTCGTCAGTATCTTCTTTGAAAAGTAGTTGTAGATCAAGACGGAAGCGATGTGCGCCTGGTGCGTTGTAATTATAAGATCCCGCTGCTGGATCCTTGAGAGTAAAGTCTTCAAGTTCAGTTACAACATCCTCTACTACTGACAGGACTACTGACCCTGTTGGATTTGTAAATATTCTCTTACCGTCAACAAGATTGTATAGGGCGGTGGTTTGTGCTAGGTTTTTAACAAAAAAACCATTGCTAAAATAAACACCTTCAGAAACCGAGGCTAATTTTACTTTTCCTGTTGAACTAAATTGCGAGTTATTTGCAACTGTTCCTGTAATCACTCTACCAGGATTTGTTGAAGCAAATGTAGTTCCACTTGGAAAAGAACCACCTGTATAACGATTGATTATAAGGACAAAATAGTTGTCAGTCTCTTGAATTGGTTCAAGAACATCAATTACACGGCCTGTTGGATTTGGATAGAGAGTATCTGATGAAGATCTTGTAATCTCATAACCGATTAGATCCTCTTTTGTAACATCTGAAGAGAATTGAACACGAAGATATTCAGCATTTTGCGTAGTTACATCTCCACCAATGATTTTTGCTCCATCTTCAAACATGTGGTTTCCAAATTTTTCAATTTGGTTTTGTAATATTGTTTGAAGTTGAGTCAACTCACGGGCTTGAATGGCATAGCCTGGACGGAATAACATGCGTAGAAACCGCTTATCCTCTTCATAATCATCAAAATATGGATTAATGTTGAATAGAGAGGGCTTATATGATGCCATTACTTACTCCGTTAGAATCCGATTCTAATCTTAAATTCTTCCAATTGTTCGCGATTTCTTTCAATTGGTCTAACATTTTGTATGTATAACATATCCCCCGACCCGACCACGGTTTCGGGAACTTCATTTTCTGCGACATAAATGCCATCAAAAACGCTACTGATGCCATCTTCATAGGTGAAAAGTCCACCAATTCCTTGTAAACGAGTAGATAGTGGACCTCGCACATCATTTACATGCATCTCTCCTGTAGTTCCACCACCTGTATACCAAGAAACAACTATAGCAGATGTGGTTATTCCAGATGAGGCATCATACTGATAGATGTATTTGTCTACTTCAAACATATTTGATGTTAGTGGTGTGCTGTCAGGACTGTTTATTATCAGTTTATTTGTCATTCTGTAGGTTACAGACTGAACTTCATTTACAGGTATATTTACTGTGTTTAGAACTCTACCAATCTCTTGATCAGATGCACCATTAAGCACAGAATAATCAAGGAAAGAAAACTCATTTGTTGTAGAGAATTGTCTTATCAACTCTCCACCTTTTGGTTCTATTGCTTGTATTTTGCTTGGTGGATAGGAGGTTGTGCTAGTAGAGGTGAAATCGTGATAGAGGATTCTATTTGTTGAAAAGGTTCCACTATCAACACGAATAATAAGTTCTGGTAGAGGATTTGCGTCAGGCGACCATGAGATAATCTCACCCACGGCTGTGTTGCTGAATCCAGCATCCGAGGCTTGGTAGACAGTCGAACCAACACGGAAGTCACCACCGCTTATATCTTTGAGAGCAATTCTAAGGAATTCTCCCTCAAATGATTGTTCAATGAATCTACCGCTAAGTGGATTTATCAACAATTCTCCATAACTTTCACCTGGAATTGGTTTCCATGAGACGATTTTTGCAACAGCCTTTGAATCGCTGCCGATAATGAAATTTCCATCTATAAAGGTTGGTGAAGAGATAAATCGGTAGGAATCATTTACAAAATATGGTTTTCTTACATGAATATACTGAACAGAATCTATTTCAGTTCCTGCAATCTTTCCGCTGTCATTGTTTAGTATTGGATTTTTTAGTAAACCAAACTGTCGATAGTCGTTCAAGAGTGTGATGTCTGAATTTTCATTTCCGAACATATCAACTGCAACAAACAGATCAAACGCACCAAGTTCTTTTGTTGCATCAGAACCATGTCCACCCTTCGGCTGTATTTTTCCTGTTATGGTTGGCTTTACTCCACTGCTTTGTGCTGTGATTACTGAGACATCGCAAACTGTGTATCCTTTGCCTCTGTTTACGGTCTTCACAGCACGAATGGTTTTTCCAGCACCAACCTCACAACGAGCAACTGCACCTGAGCCATCTCCATTTACAACGAGAGTTGGAACAATTTCATAGCGTGATGGATTTAGAGGACTGCCTTGTGAATAGTCTTGTGGATAAAGATCGTATTGAAGAGGAGGATATACTTCGGCTGTTTGACTTTCTCCGTGATAGTTTATGACTCTAAAAATCTGACCAACTTCACGCCCTCTACCAGCAGCAATATAGATTGAATATCCATTGAAGAAGCCATTATTTTTTGCTTCTCTTGTAATCTTAAGCATCTCTGCACTTAGTTGGATGTATTGTGATCCTCGCTTGTTTACTTCACTACTATCCAAAAGAGTTCCGTCAATTTTCTTTGCATTATCTACAGATGTTATGTTGAAAGTTCCTATGCAGCGTGGAAATACGGCTGTGTTTGTGCCGATGATTTTATATCCTTCAACTGCACCGTTGATGGCATATTCTTGAGTTTGAAACTGTGGAAATGTTTCATTTATATCAGGAATTTTTGCCACAGCAACAGGAATGTATTCTTCAGTTAGAAATCTGATACTGTCTTCGGTTAGTTTATAGATAAATTTCCACTCATAACGATCAATATTTGTCGTAAATATCGACTGACTTGTTCCTGTTGGCTTTGTTACAGAACCAACCCCACCATTATTAGAGATACACTTGTAGACATTGTTTTCGTCTGTAAGAACATAGAAGTCCTTCGGAACTGTAAACATATCTGTTGTTGGTTCATAAGCATCATATACAGTTTCAGTTTCCCAATTGATGCGTGGAAGCAGGAGATACACATCATTTGGCTGAACCATCTTCAACGCAAGCATCTGACGATGAGCCTCAAACATAGAGGCATCAGTATCAGCCTCTATAGGTGGAGAGGTTTCATTAGTCCAAGCCGTGTTTCTGCCAATGAAGACAAAATAGCGGTTTTTTGAGTCAACAGCAAAGTCGTTCAACAACAGTTTGACAACTTCACCTCGTAATTCGTGCTTCAAGCCTTCGTTAGCCATTGTTTTTCCTAGAAGTTAGGTGATGTTAATCCACCACCGAGAGCCGTGCTATATTCATAGTTATCGCCAGTTACACCAAAGTATGGATCACCCGCTGTGCCAGGATTGGAGTGATAGTGGTATCCAAATGGCATTCGGAAGAATTTTCTTAAGACTACTGTTCCGAACGAGATTCCTGCACCAGTTCCACCTGTGCTGCCATCAAGACCGACAATGCCTCTTGTGTTTGGATGGTGATAGATGTTCCAGAATGCTGTGATTCCCCATAGATTTGCACCGTCAGATCCGCCTGTGCCAAGTGGTGCGCCTTGTGGATCGTGAGTTGAACCATCAGATTCCTTGATGAAACCTAATCCATCTGCGGTTCCTGTAATTGTAAATCCAGCAACCCCGTCCACTAAACCTATTGAATCGCCAATTCCATATGAATTTCCGCTTGAACGATCAAGATAGAACACAAAGTTGTTTCCCGATGAAACACCGAATGTTACCCAAGATCCATCAAGTATGATGGCTGTATTACTAGCATCCTTGAATAAGAAACCATCAGGAAGTCCATCAATAAAACCTTGAGTCAAACCACTTGGTCCTACAGCATATAATCTTAAATCGTTTGATCCTTCTCCACATGAACCAGGGTTGAAACCATTCAGATACTTTGTTTTTAGATCTGCCGTAGTCTTTGTTCTGTAAGGTGTGTAGTGACCAATGACAGGAATCTCATAACGCTGAAATTCTGAATGCTTGTCAATATCATTAGCCAATCCACGAATAAATGAGACATAGCCGAATAGTTTAAGACCAGCAGGATGGATTAGATCCTTTACCGCTTGTCTGTAGTCATTGAGCGTGGCTTCGCATTTGAGTGCGTATGAATGGTCTTGGTAGAAATCACCGTCAAACATGCGCTTGTTTGACGAAGATTTTCCGTCATTATTTTCATAATAGCCATCATAGTTGATGATACCCGATGGAGTAGCCAAAACCGTGGCAGATCCGTCACCCGTGGGAGATTTAATCTTGAAATTTGCGGCAATTGAGAAATTTACACCTGGATCGGTGATTTTTACTGACTTTATAGAGCCTTTTGGCGTAGTGGAAGCAACTGTTCCTTCCATTCGCAAACCTTCACTTCCAGAAAAGTCAACTTTATCTCCATTTCGATAATTTCTACCACCATTCTGAACAGCAACTGCACCAAGAATAAACATCACTGTTTCTGTAAGAGTAGAACCTGTAGCGGTTACACACTCAAGTGGATATCCTGGTAGAAATGTTCCCTGAATATCTTCAAGAAAAAGTTCTGTAATATCATATTGCTCAATGCTATATTGTAGAACTCTTGTTACACGGGCAGAACCACGATTTATATTTGTTGTTGGGTCAGGCTGATATACAGTTCTTCCTAACATATCAAAATTTGATGTTCCATTGAGAGATGTTATTCTGATTGAACGCTCCTGAATCCATTTTCCATCTGAAGCCTTCAATACATCTTTCTTTGGATAATAAATTTCAACAGGGGTGTTAAGAAGAACACGAAGCAGCAATTTGTAGCCTCGTTCAGTTCCTTTTGCTGCATAGAAATTCTTGATGTTCTTCATCAAGTTTCTCTCATTAAGCATATAACCTTCTGAGTTTCTTGCAAGTTCTATTGGAAACGAGTCAAGATATTGCTTTCTGAATTCTTGAATGAAAACAGAAACCGATTCATCTATGTCCGAGAAATCACGCATCTTGTCGATACTGTAGTATGGATTACCTGGTTGTTCAAGCCACTCGTAATAGGCTTCAATAAATTCAACAAATCTTGGGTGATTTTGACGAATAAATTGAGGAAGTTCTCTCAAGGTATGATTTCTTGCACCATGAACCTTGTTTGACTTTAGATCAAGAAAAGCAGACTCTTCGTTATAGGTAACGCCTCTCTGTGATAGTGCGAGTAGTAGGAAGTTTTCTGTAGACATCAGATCTTTCTACCAAAAATGTTTACTTGACCACGATTCACATTATTGAATGGAACTGCTGTTACCTTCAGAGCATTTGCATCTGAAAGATCAATCTTCAACAGATTTCCTTTTACTGTAAGTATGTCAGTTGACGGATACGGATAAGCGGTAAAGTTTAGTGTTGTTCCATTGATAGTTACGGGATTAAAACCGATGAGTTTGACGGTTCCGCTATCATAATCAATGGTTCCAATATCCTTGACAATTATAGTCTTTGTCCCTGTAGAATTTGAGTATACATGAAGCATACCATAGCCATCGTCTTCGATATAACAGTTTATAACATCATTGTTTGAGTTTTTGTGTTCGAATACTTCAGATACTATGTTTTGACCAACTCCAACCTTTGCACGGTATATTGGGTTGTAGAATTTTGTTGTATATGAGAAAGGTTTTCCAGACTCAACAATTAGACGCTTCTGCATACGAAGCGATGTCGTGTTTGATAATATTCCTTCTGAGGAGCGATCTATCTCGCTTACAAATGAAGAAAATCTAAAGTCTTTGTCAAATTTCTCAAGATTTACCGCATCATATGCAATTATTGTTAGTTTTACAAGACTCTCAAGAAAACCCTTGTTGTTGTTTGTCTGTTTTTCATCATAGAAAATTTTGCTGTCAATGAGAAGATAGGTGTAGTCTGGATCTACTATCTCAGGAATAACAGTTACAAGATTTTTTCTTTTTAGGATAGAATTCTTGATATAATTTTTTTCTTCTTTTGTTATTACAAAGTTTCCCTTTGGAACAACTGATACAAAAACCTTGCCATATTCAGGTGGATTTGCATCTTCTCCACCCCAAGCAAAAACAGATGATGCATATGGATACTCACGAAGCAACATTACTTCATAGTCTCTTGCAGTAACACAGCGATCATGGCTTTGGTAAAATTTTGGAGCATTAGATCTTATAGAAAAGATATTTTCAGGATCTGATCCTCCTTGTGAGGGAGATACAACTGAAACAACAGTTGTTATTTCAGCAAGTCCTTGAACACTGAATGATGGATCATCAGGTGAGTCAGCAAATCCGATCAAATTTGCTTCAGAGCCACTTGATGTGTAATATGTCATTGTGACAACATTTCCATCAACAAGTTGTTGACCAAGAACACCATCACCAAAATAGATTTCGTATCTACTGTTTTTTCCTTCCTGAACAAAGTAAACCTTGTTGGTTGGACCAATGATGTTAAAGTCGGCGGGTTGAGTCCATGCGTCTGATTTACCTAAGATATCCTCAATAGACTTTTGAACACGAACATCAATGTATCGCATATCAACAGTTTCGTCGGGAATCTCAAATCTCGGATTTATCTGCCGAGAATCAAAAATATAAGAAATACGCTTTCTTTGACCCTCGACAACGGTGACATTACGAGCAACAGGAGGATTTACAGATGTATCGACTGTAACAGAGTCTATGGTTCGGAAATTAAAGTCCTGTCCATCCTTGGATGCGGTGAATACAGTTCCTGAAGGCAGGGTGTATTCTGAACCAACTGCAACACCACTTGTAAAAGAAATATTAACTATCGCTGATGCAGACTGCGTAGAAGTTGGAACATATCCAAGTTCTTTTGCTTTGGAAACTACAGATTCGCGCTTTATTGCGCTGTCGAGGAACATCTCGTTTGCAACCATATTTGCATAAAATGCAGAATAATGGGTGTTGTAGGCTAATATGTCGAGAAGAACCGACATACCTGAGCCTTCAAAATTATAATCCTTAAAAATAGGATTTACCTCAAGAAATCTCTTGAAGTTCTGCTTAATTAGATCGAAGTCTAGTTCTGAAACCGATAGGGTTGTATTAACCGCCATCATCTGCTCCTATCAAGGGTAAATTGCAATACCGATGTTTTTGGTGAATTCCTGATTTTAAATGTAATCCTAACTCCAACTGCATTCTGATCAAGAAGACCTACCACAGCAACATCCACTATTTGAACCCTTGGTTCATAAACTTTGATAATATCCATGATATTAGATCTGATCTGAGCCATTGTCACGGGTGAGGCTAGATCAAAAAGTAGACCAGCAACTCTAGAATTGATTTCGGGGTGAAAAAGACGCTCATACTTTTGTGTCAGTATGAGGTTGCGTAGAGAACGCTTCACAGCCTCATCATCATGTTTCAGGGTTATATCTCCTGTAACTGGATGAGGTAAGAAGTCTAGATCTATGTCCGTGTAGGTATAGTCTGTTGCCATATCTTTATTTATTCTTGTAATCAGGGATCATATCTTTTCTTGCTTCTCTTGCAAATTGCTCCGCAGTATCTTTGATGCTGCTTGCTGTTGCATCAAATATAGTAAATCCTTCGTCGGTATATCCAATCGCCCCACAATAGTCTTTACTTGCGGCTGATATTAGTGGTTTTAACCCATATGATGACTTACCCTTTACAATTTCTTTTAGCAAATTTTCTGTCAATTCCCAATTTTCATTACTTTTAGTTCTTTTTTGAACTACTAAACCTTTTCTTATTACAGAATCACCCAATTTGTGGATAATATCAATATCAGTTTGTTTTTCCTCTGGCTTACGCTGATATACTATGGTTTCAAACAAAACGGTTGTTTGATTAATAAAGGCAACATAGAAAAGTTCTCTTGCAGCATTGATAAGAATCGCATCATCATCACCACCTTTAAAATCTCTTTTACCTAAAGGTAGAAGTGAGTTTAGTGTTTCTAACAAAGCAAGATCAAAGTCTCTATCTAAGTAGAATCCACCTATATGCGATCCACATGGTTTAGGAGGTTGATAAACTATATCAGTTTCGTCTGGATGTGACTCAGTCGAGGTGATTTTCTGCTTCTGCTCTTCAGGGGGAAGTGAGACAAAATCAGTAGGTTCAGTCTCTTCAGTTTGACCACCTGTTGGAAATGCGGCAGGATAAGAAACATAGTCTTCTGTAGGTGGTGCAGCAATATTTGGTGGTATTTCTTGAAAAATCTGAGACTCTGAAGTAGCAACATTTCCTTCAGTTATTTTTGGTTCTGTGGTTGAAGTTGGTTGTTCGGTTGCCGCTGGCTCAGTTTCATTTTCACTAACTACCTCGTCATCTCCTCCATCAAAAAAATCTGCAAGAAGAGGTCTAGAACCTGGTATTTCTTTTCCAAACTTTTTTGCAACCTCATCAAGTTTAAATGCTCCTTCAGGATTCATGATGAGATTCTTAGCCAATGCTCCTGAGAAACATGGATCTTGAAGTGCGCTTGATATAAGAGTATTCCCTAATGCATAGCGTTCAAGGGCAGCAAGTGCCACGGCAAAGGCAGCATTATCCTGATCCATTATTCCTTTGATATTTGCTATTGAACTTTGTAAACTTTGAGTAATGCTACTGAGACTGCTCACTAGTTCGTTACAGGCATCTCCCGCAGGACCACCCGCAAGTGAACATTGACGCTGAATTTCTTTAAGAACAGAATTTATCTTTCCAAGGTTACCAGTAATGTCTTTTGTAAATGGACCAATGATATTTGGATTTAAGGATGAGAATGCTTTATTGAAATTATCTTCAAGCAATTCATCAGAATTTTTAAAGGTATCAACCATTGCATTGAAACCAGCCATTACGTTAAATGTTGTAGAAAAATTTGCTTTTACAGAATCTACAGATATACCACTAAGACGATTTGTGTGATCAGTAAAAGCCTGTAGTTCATTTGATATAATGGTAAGATCTTCTGCAAGAGACTCAAGACCTTCTAAATTAGAATTTAAACCTTCTATGATAGAAAGATTATCGCCCATAAGGCCATTAATCTTTTCCATAGCCTTGCCAACAGGATTCATGAAAAGATTTCCGTTAATGAAGTCACGCATATATGACTTCATCTCTTCAGGCATTAACTGCGAGAGAATATTGCAGTTGTATGAATCAAAGAAATCTGCGTTTCTAATCTCAGGCATTAGTTAACCCTAACATTTGCTGATGATGTTGTAATTGAGTGAGTGCATGAAGCCTTGTCTCCCTCACGGGCAAACGGAATATCACCAACGAGAACATTTGGAGATGCAGTTATAATTACGGCAGAACAATGTATTGGAACTTTTGGACATGGAGGGTGTGGGGTGACAACACTTCCTATTTTTGCGGCAGCAATGTCATTAACCATTACGCTGAAACAGCCTGTAATGATTACTCCTCCTGCTAAATCTCCGATTCTTGCTGCACCTGGCATTATGTTTCTCCCTCTGAAAAATATCCATAATCAAAAGAAAGATCTACAACTGGTGTTTCTACTCCATTTGCATATTGAACAGTAAGAATGTTGTCATCGCTCATAAACACTCTTGATATGTAATTTTCTGAACCGATAAGATCTGAACGATTATCTGGAACCTCTTCCTCTGGTATTATGAACTGAGGAAGTCTGGTGATGTTAGAAAATTCTAAAGTTGTTGATGATATTCTGTCTATAAGAGGTTCTTGTTTTGCCTTTGAAAAAAGTTCAATGAGTTCATCACGATTTTTATCAATTGCATAGAGAAGTTCTTTCTCGGCTCTTGAATCAAAACCTCTAAGAACGAGTTTACCATCAATCACTCTAGCGGTGATTCCAAGGTCTAGTAGTTCTTGAACTATCTCAGGTATTGTCATATTACTGAGTCATCCGATGGTAACTGATTGATTCTATTAAACTCTCCAGTTGGATCTTCACTCGTTCTTCTTGTAGTCAAATATCCAAGTAGTATTGCCGATGTTGCTGTTATTGCTGCTTTAATTTTAGGATCTATTTTGTCAACTTTTTCTTGTGCAGAATTTGCTTTATTTAAGGCTCTTTGGACAAGAGTTTGTTTTTCTTCATCAGAAGGATCTTTAAGATCTTCGTATGCCTCATTTAGACCCTCACCAAGAGTGTCAATTGCTGGTATGGTTACTTGAGGTGAAATGTCTGGTGAATACTCAACTCCTGAGATTCCTCCACCCGAAGAAACATCAAGATTTTGACGCTGAACATCAGGCTTTTCCAACACGACTGAAGATGGAGCAGACCCAATAGAAAATGAGTTCAAACCAACCATTCGACCAGCAACATTGATTCTTCCGCCACCTGTTGTATGCATGTTTATGCCTGAAGATGTAAGATTATACTCACCACCAATTTTGATGTTGAAGTCCTTACCCACCTTCATGGTTAGTTTTTCTGCAATATTTACTTTCAGATTTCCATTCACACTAACTTCAGTGTCATCTTCTAACTGAAGATAAGATTTATTAAGGCATAGAATTCTAGCCTCTCCATCAATAGTTACATTGCAAGCACCACGAATGTGAATATTGTTATCTTTGTGTATAACTTCGTAGTTATTGCCAACCACCCTAAGAACTCGCGTTCCATTAGGATCTTCCTTCCAACCATTACCAATCTCAGTAAATGTTCCTGAGTTGTGATATTGAAGTATTCTTTCCTTCTTTGGAGAGTCATCCCATTCTTCAACATGACCCGAAACAGTTGCTTTTACCTGATTGAGTCCATACTTGACATCAGATGGCGATTCTGGTTCGCTTTTTGTTGAAGAAAAGGCAACAGGAAAGTCTTTATCAAGTTTATCTTTTCTTAGTTTTAGTATCGTCTTTTCAGTATTTTCGTTTCTTGCTAGACGATTTACATCTGATTCCTTGATTGTCGATAGACCATTGACAGACTTGTTAAGTGGAAAAACTCCGAGAGGATCGCTAAATCCTTCGGAGGTGCTTATCTTTTCCTCTGGTATACCCGCAATAGAACCTAAGATAACAGGTTTTTGTGCATCTTTTCCATCAAGAAAGAAACCAAAAACATGGCTTCCTGTAAGAAGGCCAGGATTTGTTCCAACACCACCCATGCTTGCACTTGTTGGTGGCAGAACTACTGTTGCCCAAGGTAATTTTTCAGTTGGTAATGCGCTTTTATCTGAAGTATGGTATCCGAAGACACGAACACGACAACGCCCGATCTTGAGAGGATCAGCAATATCCTCTACAACACCAAACCACCATACAAATTCAACAATTCCATCAACTTCTCTCATTTACGCCAAATACTCTTTCAGCCCATTCACGCCATTCTTGGATCTCTTCTTCGCACATGGGCAGTTTGTTTAACTTTTCTTGTGTCATAGCGGGTGTGATTACAATTTGTTCTGTTTCGTTCATATTATGCCTTTCAATTTACTAAAGAATTTGTTCACGCTTTCAGGAAACACTCCATCGGCTAAGTCTTTCACATACGAATCTCTGGCTAGTTCAATTGTGGTTCTATACCCCGCATTATTTAGAGTATGTTTGATGGCCGTCACCATGTAATTTCCTGAACGAATCTCATCAACATACTTTGGATCTCCATCTTTTAGTTCACCCCGTTTGAGAGCCTTGATGTCGTATACATCTCCTATTTTAGCGCGAGAATCACCAGGCATCAATAGATTTAACCTGTATTGGGTGAATTGCTGAGAAAGAGATCCACGCTTTAGTAGAGTGCTTTCTACTTCGCTATCTGCTTTTTTGTCTAACTGTGTTGAATATCTCTTCTGTGAATCATACACAATGAAATTTCTTGTGTTCAGATTTGCATCAGTATATTCATCACTAGTTTTAGGAAGAATACGACCTTTGTTCAGATGTCTTGTTTTCTCGTAGAAAGAATGGTAATCCTGTGTGATATACTTGAATTTCTTTGTGTTTGTATCGTATAAGGAAAGTGAAGAGTTTAACATTCCAGTATGGGCGTTTACAACCTTGTCAGGAATATCACCATACTCATATCTGTAAACTGTGCTTAGAAATTCATCAAGTTTCTTTATATTTTGATTTGTTTTAGAGAGAAATATTTTTTTCTTTGCAGGTTTATCCATGAAATCGCACACATTAACAAAATGATAGCCGTCTGCATCTTCATAGAAACGGTAATTCACTTCATCGGGGCTTGATGATGGAACTGCTCTTGTAGCAAGCCAATTCATTGCTTTCATTGGATTCATGAAAGGCAAGACATAGTTTTTCTTGTCTTTTGCAAAACTTGCTGATCCAGGAACATCAATCCGAAAGTTGGCTTCGGGAGAGAAAAATTGATTTTTGATCTTACGAATAATAGTTCTCATTGAGCCAGAATAATGACCCGCAACTCTTCTTGTTGCGGTTGGAAAGTAGTTTTTGCTCACAAAACGAATTGTAAACAACTCTGAACGCTCATTTGTAGATGGATTGAACGAGTCAACCGAATAAATTTCACCAACAAATTTCTTTGTTGATCTTGTTTTAGGGGTTCCAAACTCTATTATGACTTCTTCGTTTACAACGATAGGAACAACATTGAGTAGATTTTGATTGTCTAGAAGAGTAAGACTGCCATAGACAAAATCTGAAAACATATCTTCATGAATTTGCATCTCGACAAACTGTGGAATGATGCTGATTGCTCCACCACCTGAAAGTGAACGAATGTCAATCTGTAGGATGTTTACATCATCATTCTTGGTATAGTCGAGATTCTTGAATGTTTGCTTAATACGAGCAACAGCCTCACGGACTCTTTTGCCTGCATTTTGAATTTTTGTTATGACAATAGAGGCTTTAGGCATTTACTCCTCAATCAATGTTGAAAATTCTTCAGCGATCTTTGTTACAAAGACAGGATTGATGATGTCAATCTCTCGCTTTTGGTCATTTAGTCTGTATTCATAATCTTGATTTGTGATCGCAAACGAACTAATGGCTGCACCCGAGATTCCCATGTATTTTCCAACCATAGTGTCCCAATAAGGAACAGGAAATCCGCTATCAGCAGTTTCACCAAGCGGAACACCAACATAGTCTGAGAGTGGTCCTAATACGGTTCCTGCGGTATTTTCGTAGTGATGAACCCCGTAGCGAGACTGTTCTATGCGTTTAATACGCGCTATATCTACTGTCTCGTCATTATTGATCAAGGCGACAATATCACCTTCGGTAAAGTTCACCACAGAGGGAATTTCAAAGTTTATCGTGAGAGCGTTCTCTGTCTTGTTCCAACGCCAAACACGGGCGCGTTGATCACTACCATAGTCGTATTTACCATCAAAGTCAACAGTTCCATCGGTGAGAAATACGGTATCTCCCTCTTTGAAGTTTAATGAAGTTGGACTTGCGGTATTTCCCGCATCAACAAGCCACATGGTATAGCCTGGATACTTCTCCTCAATGTAACGATCTAGAGTGTCGGTATCAAGAGGCCATTCGTAATATGGATTGATGACTTGATTTGCAAGCAATATAACCCAATGAAACGCAGGATCTCCATATATTTTGTCTGCAACTATTTCAGGTGTTTCGCCTTCAGGAATAAAGTATTTTCCTGCCATTTTAGTTTCATCTTTGATTGCATCAAAGAAAGATACTTTACGAAGAATATCAATGGATAGAGCAGGAGATCCTGTTCTAGATAATTTATCGTAGTAGATTTGTGGAAATTTTCCGAAATACATTAGTAACCGTTAATGATGTTATCTTGATTTAGAGCCTGAACTTCGGTGAAAGTAAGTTGTATCTGTGTTGCGATAGGACTGCCATCAGGAAATGTAGTCCACACGCTATTTGGTGAATAATTTACTTGTATATTTGTAAGAGCGCACCTAGCGATCTTTGGAATGTATCCATTTACCTCTACGCGCTTCTCTCCTGTTCTTGGATCATCTGTAATCACATAGAATTCAATCTCAAATTCAGCAGGAAACATGAAGAAGTGACCACCATCAGCCTGTAGTCTTGGATAAGCGTGATAGCGGAACATTTGAATAATGTCGGCAACTTTGTTTGCTTCATTCAGATTTCTAGGATAGAAGTCGAATGCGAAACTAAACTGACGCATTTGAGGTTCGCCAAACATAAGTTCTTTTTTGGCGTTCTTTACTCCACCGCGAAGAGCATCACGAATTGAGGCAAAATCAACCCCACCAGCAAAATCAAGACCTGGCACATCTGTAGTAAGTTGTCTTGCTACAGAGTCTGCAACATTTCCCTGACCTTCAATAAGTGCAGTTCCAATGCTTCCATTTGCAATAAGACTCATTGCCGCCATGTCTTTTTCTGTATATGCAAAATTATCACTCAAAGAGTGAATTTGGCTCATGTATAGAGCAATTGTGTCCTTTGAACGGATATTTGCTGATACAAAGCGTCTATTGTTGTTTGTGGTCGAGTTGTCAACTTGAACCAACTTTCCACGACTATTGATTTGATCAAGATTTTTTGGTGGAGGATCGCGTGGGTTCTCTGGATCAGGACCAAATTGGCCTCCCCAAATAGCCTCATAATACTGTTTTGCTTGTGATACTACGGGAACTGCGTTCCATAGACTCTGTTTATCAGAGGCAAGAGAAACCTTTTCATCTCTGCCATTGAATGGAACCCAATCATCTTCACTCTGTTGAATATCTCGTAATGACTTTTGATTTGCTGCAATATTAGTAGGACTAAGACCGACATTTTCAAATGCTATCCGAGACTCTTCTTTCATTGCTTCATAGCGATCAGGATTTTGTGCGATCCAATCTTGAATAGTCTGATTGTTTGCTGCGGCAATTCTACTTGCTTCTTGTCTTGCATAATTATCGGAAGACCCTGCAACAGCAAGATCACTCTTTTTCTTGTTTTGAATCCCGTTTGGTATCGCAGTCTGACCAGATTGACCGACACGATTTGCTCTCAATTCGTTGTCCATCTTGTCAGATGTTGACTTGTAGATATTGAAAAGCATGAAGTGACGGTAGCGATTGTCAACGCCTAAATCTAGGGGAAACTGCAAGAAACTATCAATTCCAAGAATGCGATTCTTGTTAGTCTCTTCAGTATCATTCAAAAAGTTTAGATTTGAAGATGCAAGAGCAGTATCTTCTTGTTGTCCTTTTAGACGCTGAAACAGCGTCTTTCTGTTATTAGTGGTTGCAGAATAATTTCTAGTTGTAGGAAACCCATTACCATCAGGTCGCTGTTCTTCGTCATAGAACGAGATATTTCTGCCCGTGTTGTCTACATAGCCTTTTTTAGCCATAGGATCTCCCAATACATAAGTTATGTATGAAGGAATTATAAAATGCGAGAAACTTATAAAGGTCGATATCAACCAAAGAATCCAGAGAAGTATAAAGGCGACCGAAATGATATTGTCTATCGTTCTCTTTGGGAACGAAAGTTTATGGTTTTCTGTGACATGAAAGAGTCTGTGATAGCGTGGAGTTCAGAAACAGTTGTTGTTCCCTATATCTCACCTATTGACCAAAAACCTCACCGATACTTCGTTGATTTTATCATAAAAATCAAGAATAAGGATGGAATCATTGAAACACACCTTGTCGAAGTAAAACCTGAAAAGCAATGCACCATGCCAGAAAGAGGCAGAAAGCAAAAAAAGACCTTTATAACCGAAGCCACCACATATGTCATAAATGAAGCAAAATGGTTGGCTGCTACAGAATATGCCAAAAAACGAGGATGGAAATTTACCATTCTTACTGAGAAAGATCTAAACATAAAGACATGAGAAACATTAAAACAGCCCTTGAGGAGATTCAGAAATCCTTTGAGAGTGGAGAGGTAGAGGGAAATGAATTCTCTCCAAAGGCTATGGAATGGTATAGAGAACAACTTTCTGAACTATTGGAAGGAAAATTAACAAATATCGCCTCGCTCATCAGACAGACCCCTGAATATCGGGTTAGAAGAGTATTTTTAGGTAAAATGATACTCTTCGGGTATATACCTGAAACTCCCATAGCAAAAATTGAATATTATGACCGTTTTCCTCTAGTTCTTCCAATACGATTGTTTCGTGACCATTTCATGGGGATAAATCTTCACTACATGCCATTTAAAACAAGAGCAGTATTTGTTGAAAACTTGGAAGATACATCTAGAGGAGATGTGCAAACAGGTGATGCAAGAGGTGTTATTCGTTATGATATTATTAAAAATTCGACTAAATATATTAGTGGAATGGTGGGCATACGAAAGTATAAACTCAAGAACATCTATACTCCAACTCTTGAAATACCTTCGGACAAGTGGAAGTATGCAATAAATCTGCCTGTCGCTAGATTCTATGGTTCAGGTGCGCCTGTCAGACAAATGAAGGTTATTAATGATAGTCGCCTAAAGATTCAAGATCTACGAAACAGGATGGATTTCTAATGCCAAGAGCAGTAATACCAAGTAATGTATCAGGATTCAAGGGATTTTCAGACCTATTTGGTTATGGAAATCTTTCTCCTGCTCGTTATGAGATATTTTTCTCAGGATTTCCCATTCAATGGAACCTGAGATTAAACTATTCGATTGAATCAACTGCGATGCCTGGTCGCTCAGTCTCAACGGCGACTTACAAGATACAGGGACCAAAGCGGGAGATGCCGTATGAATTGCTCTACAATAACGAGATTCAGATGGTTTTTCGTCTTGGTGAAGATATGTTAGAAAAATTGATCTTTGAGGATTGGATAAATCGTGTTGCTCCATATTCAAATGGATTCATAAATTACTATGACACATTTGTTCAGGAACTTTCAATATCGCAACTTGATCGTTCTGATAATGAAGTGATGAAAGTTACACTGCACGAAGTATATCCAAAAGTCATAACTGATCTTGATCTTTCGGGTATGAAAACAGATGAAAGTCAGTCTGTATCTGTTTCACTTGCCTACCGCGATTATTCTATTGTAAGTTATATTCCATATGTAAATAAATTGCCAAAGCCACTTCTGTCAGGTAATCCATATCAGGGTGATGTTTCAGAACTTCCATTTCAAGCGTAAATAGAGGATGATATACGATGAGTCTACCAACAATTTCAGTTCCACATTATGAGATGATTCTTCCCTCTACGGGGAAAAAGATCAAATTTAGACCATTTCTTGTTAGAGAAGAAAAGATTCTTCTCATGGCTCTTGAGAGCAAAGCAGAACGAGAGATGTATGACGGCATCAAGCAGACAATAAGCAACTGCGTTCAGGGTGGAATTGATGTTGATTCTCTTCCCCTTTTTGATCTTGAATACATGTATTTAAAAATTAGATCAAAATCTATTGGTGAAAAGTCAAAGATCAATTTTTACTGCACTGAGTGCAAAGAGGTAAATCTTTGCATGGTTGATTTTGATCAAGTTAAGATAGACAAAAGCAACTCGGTTTCTCCAAAAGTTCAGATTAGCGAGAGCATGGGTATTGTTATGAAGTATCCAAATATGGACACCTCGCTGAAGATGGCTGTTGAATCACCAAGCACACAAGAAATGTTTGACTTTGTTCTTGATTGTATAGATTATGTCTATGATAAAGATAATATCATGAAGGCTGCTGACTATTCAAGAGGAGAGTTGGCTGAATTTGTTGAAAACTTGGGCAATGAAGTATTTGAAAAGATGGTTGAATTTATAGACAAGATGCCAAATCTTCACTATTCAGGCGGTTTCAAGTGCAGAAAATGTGGGCATGAGAATACGATTGAGGTGAGGGACTCATCTGATTTTTTCTTCTGAGTCTCTATGGAAGGTCGCTGAGTGATTATTACCTAACACTCTTCCAGATGATAAAGAGACATAACTACAATCTCAGCGAAATTGAATCTATGATATCATGGGAAAAAGATATTCATGTTGGTTTGATAATACAGGATCTAAAGAAGCAAGAAGAACTTGCAAAGAAGAGAAATGGCTAAGAAAACAAGAAAAACACCAAGAAAAATTACTCCACAGGTTGAGCCTGAATCTTTGCCACTACCTGATGTTGATGGCGATACAGTTAAAAAATCAAATAGAAGAAAAAAAGTCGATATTGCTGCTGAAAAGACAGTTCTTCCTGAAACAGAATCAACAATCGTCAAGAAAGATCCTGTTCTAGAGACTCTTAAGAAAATTGAGCGAAACACCGAGGATACGAAGAAGATCCTTAAAGATGGCGCAAAAGTATCAAAAGATACAAAAAAGAGAACAAAGACTAAAAAAGAACAGGAAGACACTGAAGAGGACGAAAAGACTAAAAGAATAAAAAAGGCTGAAGAGATAGAGGCCAGTTCTCTTGGTGATCTATTCAAGAAAAATGTAAGAAAATCAATAGGAAGTTTTGGTAAGCGAGTTCGAAAGGGTGTTGCTCGTCTTCCTGAAGATCTTGCTGAAAGAACAATTCCTGGTCCGCTTGGACGAGTGTTGTCAAGAACATTCAAACAGAAGCGTATTGCCCGTGATGTTTTGAAAAAGCGTGACGAAGAAAAAGCGAAGATGGCTGCAAAGCCTGTGGAAGATGCACAGACCGAAGTAGGATCTGAGATATACAAGAATCCACCCGAGGTTGATTTTACTACGGGAGCAGACACAGACACAGGACCAAGAAGAGAAGAGGTTGTTAAAGAGGATGCTGGTGATACTGTAGCGGCGAAACTTGATTCTATTTTTGAAGAGGGTAGAAAGACAAATCAAAAGTTAGATAAACTTGTTGATTTCGCCCGTGGAAACAATGAGATTCAAGAACAACAGAATGCTCTCCTTGAAGAAAGTCAGACTGAAAGTGAGCGAAAAACTGATAGAGCAGTCAAGGCGAACATTCAGAAAGAAAAACCCTCAGTTGATGGTCAGCAGGAGGGTGGTGGAGGTTTACTAGATCTTTTTGATCTCTTTGGCAGCAGAGATCGCAGAGGCAGAATGGGGTTGGGAAGAAGGTTTGGTAGAAGCAGAATTGGTAGAATGCTTCGCGTAGGAAAGATTGGTCTTTCTCGTAGAATTAACAGTATGCGAGGTGGATTGTTTAAAGATGTTGGTAAAAGATCACCAATTCTTCGTGGCTTGAAAAGTTTAATGCCTGCTGTCGCAACTGGTGGTGGGATTGCTGCTATGGAAAAAGCAGTCACAGGACAAACTTCGCCTTCTCCATCAGGAGCGAAATCAGCAACAGGTCAAACAGCACAAACAGCACAAAAAGCACCAAAAGAGGGCTTTTTCAGCCGCATGGGCAGCAAATTAAAAGGTGCTGCACAATATGTTGGTAAGAAAGTCTCAAACTTGGGTCTTGGTAAAGTTGTTGATATGCTAAAGACAGGTTCTAAGAAGTTTTTACCAAAACTAATAAAACTACCGCTTGTCGGTGCAGCAATTGAAACTGCATTAATGTCTATTGATGTATCTGCAATCAAATCAGATCCAAAAATTAGTGCAAAAGAGAAAAAGAAGAGGATTGGAGAACGAGTTGCGAGAGGTGTTGGTAGTGCAATAGGCAGTTCAATCGGAGCAATGGGTGGTGCTGCTGTCGCAGGAACTCTAGGTCTTGCAACTGGTCCTGGCGCTCTTATTATTGGTGCTTTAGGTGCATTGGCAGGAGGAGTTGCGGGTTCGTATATTGGAGATAAATTAGGAATGGCACTTGCCGAAGGTGTAGGCGGTGAAGAACTCTACAACATTCTTCATTCAATTCCACTTGTCGGCAGACTTATTGCAGTTCCTGAAGATCAGAATCTTGATCCTACAAAGTCTGCTCAAGGAACAGGCAATGATAAAGTTTCACAAATTGTTCCATCTTCAAGTAGTGAAGGAGAAGTAAAGCCATCAATACCAAGTGAACCAGCACAGGTTGCTCCATCTTCAGCAGGAAATCTTAGTCTAACTGCTCAAAACATGGTTAAAACAAATGATGCAATTGATGCCGCATCAAATGTCACACCGCAAAAGACCGAAGAGAGAAAAAATCTTGTTGTGAGCGCACCAACAAACAATACAACGATGATGGCTCCTCTAAATCCAAGAAATAGAAGTCTTGAGATAATGTCTAGTGCGGGTAGACAGGGAATTGCATTTGGATAAAAAATCGGGGGGTCTTTCGACCCCCCTCTCTTTATCACCCGCCAAGGTTATTTCAGTCTTCAGCGAGACGCTTGAAGTAGGACATTGCATCGTCCTCCTCTTCAGGCTCAAACTTAGGTGAAGGCTTCTTTTCTGTTCCAAAAGACTTTGCAGCGGCTTCACGCTGTGCCTTCTGTTCCTTCTGCTCAAACTTTGGTGAGAATGACATCATCTCGTCATCATCCTCGCCCTCTGCGGTGGCAGGAACATCACGGCTTGTATTCAAAACCGTATTCAACTTCTTCTGAAGTTCGGTGTAGGACTTGAATTGTGAAGGAGCCACAAATTCCTTCAGCGAATACTGAGTCTTCCACAACTTCTCCAACTTCGCATCATCACCACCAAGAAGTGGCTCGGGACTTGCAAACTCAGAGCGTTCATAGTTGATATAGCCATCAACCTTACGAATCTTCATCTTGAAGTTAGCACCTGTCCAAAAGTCAAATGGATTTACAGGCTGCTCATCAGGGAACTCAGGATTCATCTTTGCAGAGATGAGATCAAAGATTGACTTTCCATACTTGAAGAGGAAAACTTTGCCCTCGGTCGATGGATTAGATGGATCGCTCACGACATAGATGTTTGAGATATAAGACAACTTACGCTTGCGGTCACGGGCAATCTTCTTGTCAGACTCAACACCTGAATTCCACAGTTCGTTGTTGGCTTCACAGACAGGACACTTGCCACCAACCGTGGTTGGACAATTTTCAATAAACCAACCACCCTTGCCTTGGAAACCGTGGGAATACTGACGAATCCACGGAATGTCCTCGCCTTCAGGTGCTGCGAGGAAACGGATCACCGCGAACCCGTTTGATGCCTTGTCGAGAGTTGGCTTCCAAAAGCGATCATCCTTGTAGGAATCTGCTCCCTTGTTCAACTTACTCAGTTCGCTCTGTAGCGAATCAATTGCGGTGCGAGAGGTCTTCTTTAGATTCTGAAACGACATATGCTTTCTCCTTTGTGTGCGAAATATACGACAGTTAGACTAGTATACGCTAGATACGGTTGGTGTCAAGTTACAAGGGCAATCTTTGCTTTTTTGGCAAAAGATTGTATTCACGCCCCTCGGCTTCAATCATGTCTTTTATTGTTTGGGGTAGGAATCCTGCCACGATTTCAGGATCAACGGTGTGCTTTTCGCACATGTTTATAACAGTTTCAATGGTAGAAACTCGCTTAGATTTTGCTATTGTAGCCTCTAGTTCGGCTATAAAGCGTTTTTGGTTATCATTTACGAATAGGTTTGACATGCGAGTATTCTAGCAGGATTCCTTTAGTCCACAAGACCATACCTTTATGTATCAGAAGAATAGCCACCGCAGACTACATATAAAGCCAAACAACGGAGAATTTAGATGGCTCTTGACACAGACAATAATGTAACACTAATCAGCGGCAGCACCTCGGCTGACATACGAACAACCTATGTAAACGCCGCAGGAAAAGAAGGTCATTACCAAAATGTAATGATTGTAGATCAGACTGGAAATGTTGAATTTGGAACTGATCCATTTCCAATGTATCTTACAAATAGTGCTGGAACTCCTGTTACCTTTACAGATGGTAACATCTCGGTTCAGTTGGCTGGTGCGTCTACTGTAAATTCAATTATTGTTGGACAATCTTTAGATACAGTCATTGTAGCAGGAAAGGCGGGTGCGACCGCCATTGCGATTACTGCTGATAATCTAAGAATTCGCGGCTTGAGTGCTGCTACTGATTCAATATCGGTCTATGGAGTTCAGGGTGCTACCGACGTTGGTATTACAGCCTCAAATCTACAGATTCGTGGTCTTACTGCTGTAACCGATTCCGTTGCAGTTCAGGGTGTGTCTGGTGGCAAGGCAGTTAATATTCTTGTGCATGGTATCAGCGGAGCCACAGCGACAGCAATCGGTGTCTCGGCGGATGCTCTGAAGGTCTTTATGACAAATCCAATCTCAATTGATGGTAATATTGAGATTAATGCGGCAGAACTAGATATTCGCTACCTTTCATACGGAACTTTCGACGATCCTGCACCCGCTGGCACAAGTTTTGATTCTATTCGCGTTGCGGGTTTTTCTGGAGCCTATCCTGTTGCAACAGCACTATTTGGAATAAGTGGTGGTTCATGGAGTCCTGTTGGTGTATCTGGTGGAAAACTATCAGTTGATATTGGCGCACTAACACTCACGGGTGGAACATTCAATATCGACATGTCTAATGTTAGCGTGACGAATGTTGTGAATATAAAGGGTGCTTCTTCAGCATCGGCTCCACTATGGATTTCAGGAACCACCGCAGGGGGTGGAGCAATTGCAGTCACAGGTGCTGGTGTGAGCGGGTCAATCCGCATTGAAGGATTTAGTTCAGGAAGTCCTATTGGAGTTACAGCCTCTAAGTTTGATATTCGTGGATTGACCTATGGAGCAACAAACAAGGATTGGGTTGGCATCTCTGGTGATGTTGCTGAAGATCTTGCCACAATACAGAGTGTTGTTGGTCTTTCTGACGATACGGTATCAACGAATAGCATGTTTGGAAAAATACAGGCTGTAGCATCAGACATCTCTACTGTTAAGACTGCTCTTGGAAGTGGTGGAACAGGAATTCAAACTGTTCTCAACAATGTAACAATAGAACCAGCAACAGACTCGGCACAAGTTCGTGTTCAAATTAGCGGTATTGCAGAAAGTCTCAACGAAGAAAATCTTGTTCCAGTAAAGGTTGTGGATATGACACAACCACCCGCTGTGTTTTCTGGACAGGTAAGTGTCGTAACTAATCCAACAGTATTGGGCGCAAACACTCTAAAGAGTGGTGTTACAGTTAAAGCATTGTCAACAAATACAACACCAATTTTTGTTGGTCCTTCAGGAGTAAATGTTGGAAGTGGATATGAACTAAGTCCTGGTGAGGGAATTTTCATAGAAGCAAGTAATTCAAATATGGTTGGCTGTATAGCCAATGCTACTGGTCAAACACTCTGTTTCATGGCATCATAATAATGTTTAGAACATTTAGAAATTTTCCAAGAAAAAAAGATCCTGCAAATGTGGACATAGGACCACCAGAGGTAAATATATTTGTTATTGATGGTATTGCTGATACTTCAAAATCATTTTGGATCTCACCAACAAGAAATGAGATTACTGATGACGGCACTCTACACATCGGGTTGATGAATCCATTTGGAGCGGCCCTAACTACAATTATACAGTCTGGAGAAAATTGTGTTCCTTTTAAGGGTGGTGTGGAATCTGACCCCTGTCAGTTGACATGCCAAGACTGCAACTGTGATGCATTTGCCACTCAATTAAATGGCACTCTGCCGTCTGGCACTCCTCCTGCAAATCAGTGGAGTGCTGTGTGTCGATATACTGGTGATCCTACCTGTTCACAAAACTGTTTATGTGGGATAGATTGTGTTGCTACTAGAACAACAACAGGATCACCACCATTTGGTGGTCAATCTGAAACACAGTCTGGTGATTGTCCTTCAAGTCGGGATACCTTTAATTGTTCTCCTAATGAACCAGATCCTCCAGATCAAGTTTCGCAGATAATCAGAGCCATTGAAAGGTTTATTGTTGATCTAGACACAACTTCTATTGCGGGTATTAGTTATGATGAAATTACATCAGCCACTCTGCGGCTACCGATAAAAAGAAAAATAGATTGGATGTAGTTTATGGCAATAACATCATTGGATAAATTTCAGGATCTTGGTCATCCGCTAACATTTCACATTGCAGCAGATAATGTTAATACAAACTGGAGAGGTTACTCTGTAACACCGCCTACTGGTTTTGTTTTACCACCAAATCCATATAATGCTTATAAAGAAGTAACAGACCCTGACAACATCATCTTTTCAACAGGATTTCAGGATCTAGAGATTCAAACTACTAGTGGATATCTCGCTGTTCCACTTGATGGTGGTCCGAATGAAAATGATAACGAAAACAACGGAGCGGTGGCTGATGGAGGTGGATTCGTCCACGGCACGGCTCCAGTAGCAAACATTCAGGTAAAACTCAATGATACCTCGGTTGATGTTGATGTTACTGAGATAGTTAAGTGGTATCTTCAACATATTGGCGGAAATCGCCTGAAAATACTTTCAAAAGGAAGATTTGATCTTGTTCCAAATAGTAATATACCAGATCCATATGGGTATCGGATACAAAACAGTCAAGAAGGTGGACTTTCAGCATCTGAATCTTACATGATTACCCAGACAGTAGGAGATATATCTGAAGTTGTTGTAGATGAAAACAGAAAAGCAACAGTAGAGTTCTATTCTTTTGGCGAAACAGCAGACTTTTTTCCTAGATTTAACGGAAATTATGGAACTGGAAATTTAACGAATCAAATCTCATCAAGTGATACTGGCAATGCCATAACATTGGTGGAATATAATGATAATGAAGATCAATTAACATTTAGAATAAACACGACAAATGCAAATGCAGCCTCTTTTGTAAATAGATTAAAGACATGGGTTTTTCCTGATACGGATTATATTGTAACATCAATATCATTTCTTGGTAATAATCAAAATCCTCCAGTTGCATTAACTCTTTCATCTGGTTCTGTTAATATCAGTAGTTTTTCTGAAGATCAAAATTCAGTAACCATAGTAATAGGTGACTATACTCCACTACAAGGCACACTTACTGTGGCTAACAACACTATTGTGAGTAATCTAAATCTAACTATTACAAGACCAAATAGAAACTGGTTTGAGATTAAGAGAGCGATCACAAATACTAGTGGATCACCAGCAGGACCATTTGGAGATGTATTCAGACAGACTCACTACTCAAATATTAATGATGGTTCGTATCTCTATTTTCCTAGCGGAATAACAAAAGGTTCTGCTTCTGGTTCAGATCTCACCATCAATGGATCTGCAACTAAAAGATTCAAAGTAACAAGATCTCTTCTTGGAGGTGCAAGTGTCTATCTTGAAATAGACCAAAATTGGTCCCCTACAAATTCTGCGTCTAAACTTTACAATATAAACATGTCATCAGGTCTATACAGACCAAAGTTGATAATCACCAAGAATAGCGGTTGATAAGAAATAGAATTATGTCCACACAAAATCCATATCTTGAACTTCCAAGTCTAGACCTTAGCACGATACGAGGAACTAGTTTCAAGTATCATTTTGTATACAAAGTTAATGGCATTCCTGTTAATCTTGCAGGATGTTCAGGTGAGATGAAGTGGAAAAGATCTTATCTTTCACAAAATATGATGCTATGGATAAAAGGTAGTGGATTAACATACGGTGGTGGATCTGCTGAATTTACTTTGACTGGTGGAACTGGTGGAGTGGGTTCAATACAACTAAATGTTAATAAAAATGGTGTAGTAGGAACTACAGGCGGAATACTAATACAGTTTGATCCAACTACATCAGAATCTTTACCAACAACAACAGGTCTGTATGATATTGAGATAACTGATACAACTGGAAAAAAATCAAAGGCCGCGCGAGGCAGATTGACCGTTCAACCATCAGTCTATCGCAGACCAGGCGTAGTCATTCCATGTTCATACAATGTTGGCTCTCTTTCAAGAAGTGTAGGTGTATGCGGTGGATTTGGATTCATTGGTATAACTGCAAACAGGCAATCCTGTCCTTGGGAAGCCATAAGCAATGCAGAATGGCTTAATATCGAATCAAGTCCTGTTGGAGTTGGAAATGGCAGAGTGGACTATGCATGGGGAACAAATGGCTCAACAACTCCTAGAGTTGGAACAATCTCTGTTGCTGGTTACACAATTACAATAACTCAGACAGGAGGAAATGTATCTGAAGATGATTCTGTTTCTAGTGGTGGTGGATTTGATCCTCCTGTTCTTGTGACACAGGTGGAAAATACATTGGAACCTGTGGGTGATTCAACAAGTCATGGCTATAGAAACAACACAATGGCAAGATGGGGAGAACCTCTTTGCGAAACCTACACAATAACAAAGCAAATTCCTGTGCTTGCCTACCACATCGAAGGCATAGATCGCCTTGAATTCTCGCTCAATGGTGGAGATATAAGAACTGTAACAAACAGAACCTACAACTCAGAGATTGGAGCAACATGCTACAATCTTACGATTGATCCATCCATTATTCCAGATAATGAATTTAATGAACTTCGTGCAACAGTCTATCCAATATCAGGAATACCACAAGTATTGCAGGGAGAGATCAAAGGTCCAGATGCAAGAGTAAACATATCATTTGGACACCACTCTTTCTTCTTTGCGACAAATGCTGGTGGCAATCTAAGAACTCCAAACTATTATGTTGAGGGAGTTTCTGGTGATGACTTAAATTCAGGAATAACAAGCACATCACCAATGAAAACAATTGAGGCTGCACTTATCGCTTCAGGAGCAGGAAATACAGTTAGTCCAAGACATGTTGATGGAACTGTTATTCATCTCATGGACAATGGTGGAGTCACCACAGACTACTATCTTGGAACACCAGGCGTAACACTCTTTAGTGGCAGCGAAAACATTGTATTTAACATGAAGAGATATGTAACAATAAAACCATTTGAAAATTCAAAAGTGGTTATTCGTGGCAAGGGAAATAGTTCGGGTTTAAGGCTTTGCAAGTATAGATTCCAAAATTTGAGATTTGACATACCCTCAGATGCACCAGATGGAAGTAGGGTATTCTCATTTGAAAATCCAGGAAATACGATGTTTACGAATCCTGCAAATGGAATAACTTATGAAATAAAGACTGCGCGTGATTCCATTCATATGGTGATGCGTAACTGTTATTACACTCCAAATTACCAAAAGGACTATGATTGGAGTTACCAAGCACCAGAATACACGCCACCGGCAAATGCACTTACAGCATTTCCAGGTGTTGCATTTCCAAAAATGCCACAACTACCTGGCGAGTCTTCTGCCACATATAAGACGAGAAAAGCAAAGTTTTGGTATGAATACTCTGGTTGGACTTTCAACCCACATTGGGGAACCAGTAGTGATGCAGAAAATGCAGAGTATGAAAATAGAAACAGTGATCCATTCAATACAAATTGGTTTGTTGGAGCAGCGATTGTAGGATCTACATGGGAATATTTGGGTGCATTCACAAAACCATCAGGACAAGTCTATCTTGTGCAAAACACATATTCAAACAAGGCATTTCTTGATGTCTGGCGTGATGCTCACTGTCTTATCAATGCTACTCATGAGCGCGTAATTGGTCATCCTTTTAATTCAAGATTTACACTCACAAATAATGTAATAGGTCTTGGTTTTAGCGGAAGTTCAATTGGAGCAAGACAACATGCTGATATTCTACAAAAATACACAGGAGCATCACAGAGAAATGCCATATTTTACGGGGTAAACGCAATACACTACCACACACAAGGACCGTTCCTTACAAGCGGAGCAGATAGATCAGGAATCTATGAACAACCTCCTGTTCCGCTTGATGCAACTCCTGCTGACTACGAACCATACTGGAGTGAATATCGTGATGCAGAGTCTGGTATGATTCGTGATATTGCCTTTGATGGGTGTAAATTCTTAAAGAATCCATTAAGTGGTAATATGTCATTCATGGTTGGTGGAAATCTAAGTGGAAACTATTATATCAAGGATTCTATTATTGGTGAGGCAAACAGCACCGATGGAACCATAAAGTATGGTTTCTCAAGCACAGAAGATGAACATGTTGAGAAATATCTTAATAGTCCATTGAGGCCATCCAAGATTGAAAATTCTGTTAATGGTGGATTTACAGCACAAGGTGTTAACCGTTGTCTTCTGTTCGGTATGCACCGTTCAGGTTGGAATGCATCAGGAAGTCCAAATTATTGGATTTCACCTGAAATCAAGGCAGGATTTACATCTGGTTATGTAATATATGATTTCACAGGTGAGAAACCAAATCCTGTTGTTGTTCCTGGTTTGACGGCACAACTCTAGTTTCGCCAGTAGTTTGGATCAGAATAAGCAGGATGCTGCTCAGGACGCGAGATTACAACCTCGCGTCCTGTTTTTGGATTAATCAAACCCACATACTTACGGGCTTGATTCACAAACTTCTGCACACCTTTGCGTCCTTCAATGACTGCATTTCTACGCCATTGTAGACGCTGTGGATCGCTAAGTTTTGCGAGTGAGAGAGGCAAGCGGAGTGGCAGAACTATCTTGTCAGCACTCTTACGCTTGAGGTTGAACTTATAGGGTTTTTTGGGTTGCGCTTTTGGTTTGCGCTTGATTACCCGCTTGCCTCGTTTTAGTATCTTTAGGGCTTCACTTATGTCCATACTTTTGCTCATAGAGGTTTAGGGCGAGTGCTACTCGCTTATGAGATTCAAACTTTACTTTTGGTGCTTGCTTGTAGTCTCCACGCTTTGCAGGAACAGGTGCTTTCGCAGTTGCTGTCGAGGTTTTCTTCACAGGTCTTCTTCTCGTAGAACCAGTTGTCTTTGGTGTGGTGGTCTTTAGACGCTGAGAGGTCTTTGGTGTGCGTGGCTCAATCTCAGGCTTCTTTTCAGCCTTGGGTGGAGTCACAGCCTTTTGAGCCTTCTTCATTGTGCGCTCACGCTGACCATATTTGCGCTCATCAGCCTTTGACTGAGCCTCTTGACGGCGGCGTAGTATTGTGTCAGACAATGCTCCACCAATGAGTGGAACACCACCCGCAACGGTAGCAGCAACCTGTGCAATCTTGTTCTTTGCTCGGGTCTTTGCTTCGTAACCAACATCGCGACCAAAAGATTTTGCCTTGATCTTTGCAAGACGCGCACGGGCAGGAACACGGGCTTTTTTGTAGAGTTCCTTTGCCTTAGCCTTGCCCTTTTCATAGACGGCTTTTGCCTTTGCTTTAGCCTTCTGCCATCCGCTCTTTACCTGTTCACGCTTTGCCTTCATCCAATCACGAACGCCTTCATTAACCATAGGATTGCGAATGTGATCAAAGCCTTCATCAAGAGCAATGATCTCTTCAGGCTCTAGTTCCTCAAGAAATTCATCAACCTGAGAGTCTGTGAATGAGACTAGGATCTCAAGAGTTTCTTCCAATAGTCTTTCGGTTGTCTTTTGCATCTGTCTTCCTTGAGATTAGAGCGTAAGGCTTTAGTCGATATGAGTATTTATACACTTCACCGATTCCTAGCCGCTTTGCAAATGGCAAATACACAATGGGAATCAGTATTTGTTTTCCACTTTTAGATGCTGCCACAAGAAAACTCGCCAAGGCTTTTGGCGTTGGCGAGTTATCTAGCATCAGGAGGTGATATTTTCCGTGCTTAACGAGGCGCATCAATAACCCGACATTTGCTTTTTTTCATCATTGTCTTCTTCTTCATCTTCTTCATCTTCTTCATCTTCTTCTTCGTCACCCTCTTCTGCCATCTCTTCGTCAAGTGTTTCTGCAATCTCTGCGATTTCTACTGCCTCTTCAATGCCTTCAATCTCTTCTTCATCAAGGTTTTCAGCAAGTTCAGCCATCTCTTCTTCTGTGAGATTTGATACAAAATCAGCGACCATTACGGCTTCGCAGAAATCAATCATGTTCTCAAGTTCTTCCTGCTCTTCCTCAGAAAGATTGCCAAGAACATAATCAAGTTGTTCCTCATCAAGATTTGAGAGGAGTTCATATGATTCCATTGCCTTTTGGGTAACTGATGGATAGGTCTTGCCGTCTCCCTTACCCTTGGCTTTGCCCATTGGCTTGCCTGTGGCTGCTCCTCCACCAGACTTTTCAGCACCTGGGGTTGGAACTGCGGGATATGCTGCTTCGTTTAGATTAACTTGACCGCTCTTGCCTGTGTTTGCAAGAACTTGAAGATGCGCTCTGAGAAGTGGGTCCATTATTCGCTCCTGTGTTTTGTGGCATTATATCTATGCTTTTTTCTGATTACAAGTCTGACATGGCTTCGCGGGAGCGTTTTGTTGGGTTTCTCCCTGCTTGTAAGGAAACATCTGATTCAGAGCCTCTTGACGCTTCTTACAAGCCTGACATGGTTTCACGGTTCCAAATGTAATTGTCTGTATGGCGTTTGCTACTGTATCGCCTAGACCTACTGACTTTGGTTTCTCTTCACTCATAATGACCTCCGTTGATTAACTGCCTGGATAGAATCCATTTCCTGTATATTTATCCACACCCATTGTGGCTGTCTTTGGAGTGAGGAAACGGTCAGCAAAGCCCTTGAGGTGATCAGGGAAATGCATTGGATCATCAATGATGTATTCACCTGTATCAAGTTGCATGTTCATTTCGGTGGCAGTCTTGCGAGGAGACTTCTTGCCATCTTCCTTGCTTCTTTGAGCCTTGTTCGCAAAGCGATATGTTGCCATATCAATTTCGTAATCTGCACCGTAATCTCTGTTTATTCCACGCTTGACTGCTTCAGTTGAAGCACCACCTCGACGCATTATGGCAGCATCGCGCTTTTTTCTTGCAAGTTCAAGATTGGTTGTATCTGTTCCAACCTTATGCTTGCCATATACTTTCAGATACTTGGAGCGTGTGGCTTCGTGAATATCTCGGGCTTCGCTGATTATTTGTTCGTAGGTCTTTGCCATATAGTCCTCTTTTGTTTATTTAGCCCTTTTTCTGCTTACCAATTGCACGGAGAGCCTTGGAGATGCGCTCCTTGCGCTGTTTCTTTGCATTTACTTCATCACGCTTCGAAGAGTCTTTCTGAGCAGCCTTCTGCTTGTTTGCAGCAACAGCGCGATCCAACTTCTTGCCGTAACTGCGAGGTGAGAAGTGCAAATAGTTTGCCCGTGCATTTGCAGCAAGTTCCCTAGAACTCATTGTCTCTCCCGTTGGTCTATTGATTAGAGGATAGTCGGGATGCATAGGTGAAACATATACATCCCATCTACCTTGCTCATAGTTCTGGCGTTGTGCATTGAGTTGTGATTGACGATATGAAGCCTTTTGTCGAGCAACCTTGTCACCTGTCATGAGAGCCTTTTTGAGACTAGCCTCGGAAACCTCGACAGATTCCTTTGTTAGATTCTTCATCTGTCCCTTGTAGGTGTGTGGTCCATACTTTTCGCGGAAATCACTCTCGACATAGACAGTATTGCCATCAATCTTTACGATCTTGCCCTTCACTCCTGCACCACCGCGTTGTGCCATGCCCATACGAACACGATCACCAACCTTGAATGTCTCAGGCTGTGCTGCCTCATCCATGCCCATACGCTTTCTAAAATCACTAGTGGCTCGTTGTAGTTTGTTTCCTACACGCTTTGCCTGACTACCTAACTTGCGAGTATGACGATCCATTGCCTTTTGGTATAGGGCAACTGTGGTCTTTCCCTTACCGATATTTTTCAGAGCATATGCGGCTTTTCTAGCGGCTCGGCGTGGCATACCCTTTAGGTTCTGTCCAATGTCGGGAGCCGCTTCATTCATATCATAACCTTCATAACGACCTGTGATCATCACATCTTCAGGAGTTGGGCGTGTTCCCATAACCTTTACAATCTTACCACCAACCTTCTTAACAGCCTTTGCTGCTTTCTTGATGGTCTTGATTGCCTTTTTTACAGATTCGTTTTGCATTGGATTTCCCCGTGAAAGCAATGCAATCTGCACTGCGCGGTTTCTCTGTTGTTCTCTATCGCTCTGTTGTGGTCTAGGCTTGCGTTGTGTTTGCTTTACGCGAAATGAAAGAGGCTTGTTGCCTTTTCCAAGTCTGACCATGATCTTGTCTGCAATCTCATTCATTGTGTGCCTAGACGCATACCTGATCTTGATGCAGCGCGGTCTAGATTCTCATGGTAACGCTTTGGAACCTGACCGCTGGCCTTGATCTTCTTCACCATGTCCTTGAAATCTTTGCCAGGTCCAAGTGTGGCATCTACACCACCTGTTGGAGCCTGTAGCCATTCACGCACCACTTTGCCAGATTTCTTGCAATGTGGGCAAGGTTCTTCTGTTGGCATATCTCGGTTTGAGATTGAGTGAAACTCTTCCCAAACCTTGTTGCAAGCCTTGCATCCATAATCATAACTTGGCATATTATTTCATCTTTCCTTGGTAGCCAGCCTCTTGACGCTTGACTGTTGCT